TGGTCAATCCTGCAGTGGAGGCCCTTTTCGTGATGGGTGGCCTCTCAAAGGTAGACAGGGCACTGGTTAAGACGCAGGGCAGCATTAACAATCTGCGGTCCATCTATGACGGGATGAAAGCGAAAGCTGCCAGCCTTGTGTATACAGACAAGTTTTTCAACGGTGTTAATGCCACAGATCCAAACGAGTTTGACGGACTGGGTGCAAGGCTGACCGGGGATCAAGTCATCGATCAGGGAGCCACTGCTGGTGGAGATGCCTTGACGCTGGCAAAACTGGACGAGGCCATTGACGCAGTGCAGGGATCTCCTGACGTGCTTTTTATGAACAAGGTCCTGAGGCGGAAAGTCAACAACCTGATGAGGGCAGCAAGTCAAGCCACTGAGACTGTCACTGGTGCATTCGGTCAAGTCCTCAGTGCCTATGCCTCCATTCCCATTGCCGTGATCGAGGACGGACGGGACGGAGCTGCTATTCTGGATTTTGATGAGGTCTGTCCGGGTGGTGGCTCAGACGTGGGATCATCCATTTACTGTGTGAAATTTGGAGCTGCTGAATTTGTCAGCGGATTGCAGTCAGGAAACATGGACGTGCTGGACCAAGGGCTGCAGAATACATACTACCAGACCCTGATTGAATGGATCACGGGGCTGGGTGTGTTTCATCCCAAAGCTGCCAGCCGTTTGCAGGGAATCAAAAACGCATAAATCACCCTGACAGATCCGTCAGTGTGAAACGAACTCTCTATATATAAAGGAGCAAACACCATGATCGATTATACACATATTCTCAAAGACGCTGGGCTTGTGGCTGCTGATGCAGCTGGGCAAGTTGCCAGCTCCGCTGTCATTGTAAATCTGGGAGCCGGGAAAGTCGAGGGACGTTTGATTCTCGATGTCACTGCCATTGAGATTGCCGACAATGACGAAGTCTACAAGATCACCCTGCAGGGCAGCAGCAAGTCTGACTTTGCAGACACGCTGGTGGATCTGGCTGAAATCTCACTGGGTGCACTTGAGGTGATCGGTGGGGATCAGGACAGCGCCATCGGACGGTATGAGGTACCATTCAGCACTGAAAAGAATGGAACTGTCTGGCCTTATGTCCGGGTTTATTGTGACGTGTCTGGCACCATTGCCACTGGTATCAACTACAGCGCCTATCTGGGCGCTTAAATGGGTACTCTGCAGATCTTGCCTATAGATTTGCTTTGTATAGGCCTACCGCTGGTGGGACTTCTTGCCGTGGTTGTTGTGCACGGGTGGTCAATCTGGAAGAAAAACCGGGGGTGAGCTATCAATGAGCGATTGCTTTTTCGAGAGCAATGGTTCTCCTTGTACGGTAGTGAGGGAGGGGGATGTCAACAGCATCCTCTAATGGGGTTGATACTTCCCCTCCCTCCAACAACTTTAGGAAATAAAGATGGCAGCTCTCTGGATAGAAAAATATAAACACACTCACAGGCTTGAGGGACTTTCTGCTGGTATGGGGGAGGTGATAGCTGAAAAGCTGGAGGGTGCTCTTGAAAAAGTTTCTGGCAAGATCATTGTGCTGGAGAACAAAGCAGAACAGACAAAGGGCCTCCGCACAAAAAAGAAATATCTTGATCTGCAGAAAGTTGAAATCCAGAAAGTTTTGTCTGAGGTTTACGAGGACATAGGGGAGACTGTCAAAGCTCAGGCGCTGGATCTGGCTGCAGCCACTCCCAAAATAATTGACAAGATAATCAAGAAAGCCGGGATCAAGATCACGCTGGGGGTCCCTAACCTTGACAAGAAAACTGTCACTGCATGGTTTGAAAGCACCCAGATCGAGGGCCTGTATTTCAATGAGTGGATGAAAAAGCTGGAGGACAGCGCTGCAGTCCGGATCATCAAAGAGACCAGAGAGGGACTGCTACTGCACGAGAATCCCAAACAAGTGGGCAAGCGGATCGGACAAGCGCTGGAAGTGGGCAGGAAATCTGCTGAGGGTATCGCTCATAATGCAATCTTTCAGGCTCAAAATTACGGGCAGCAACAATTTTATCTTGAAAACAGAGACACCATTCCAAGAGTCAGGTTTATTGCTGAGCTGGACAGAAAAACGACACCCCTGTGCATCTCTCTGGATCGGAAGATATTTCCAGTGGATGACTCTCCCCTCCCTCCACTCCATTTTCGATGCCGGAGTGATCTTGCACCAGTATTTAAAAATGAGGCCCTAAATAAAATTGCAGACCGGGACCAGATCCCCACGAGGCTGGAGACAGAAGCCCGGACGGTCAAGCATAAAGACGGGACCACGTCAACGGATTACAAAAAGTTGAAAGTCAATTTTGTACCAGCCAGCACAACCCACAACCAGTGGATGCAGGGGCTGGTCAACAGCACGGACCCCAGAGACTTGAAATTTGCACGGGAGGCGCTGGGGCCTACAAGATTCAAGCTGGTGAAGTCAGGCAAGCTGCGAGTGGATCAATTTTATTATGGAGGCAAACTCCGAACTATCAAAGAGCTGGAGGCTCTAATCTAATGGAAATAATTCTATACCCAACAACGGACTATAACAGTTTTGTGACTGAGGAAGAGGCAGACGCATTCTTTGAGGGGAGGCTGCACGCCTCTGCATGGGACGGAGCTGACAAAGTGGCTGCACTGCTGACAGCTTATAGATCTCTTAATACACTGGATGTCACGCTCGATCTCACGGACGCTGATCAGCTGGCTGCAGTCGCAGAGGCCCAGATGGAACAGGCACTGCATGAGCTTACCGTGGACGTGGACGCTCCCCCTCTATCCAGTATGAGTCTGGGGGGAATGTTGTCAGTGAAACTGCCAGCAAACCAGCAAGCTCCGAAACGGTATTCAGCCAGAGCCATGGGACTGCTGGGACCATATATGCAGACCAAAGTTGTCACGAGGACCAGATAAAAATGCAAAGTGGAATCTGCAAGAAATGCCGAAAACGGGAAAAGTGCAAGACCCCGTGTGCTCCTGTGGAGGAGTATCTCCGGGAAGACAACCTCACAGCATTCCAGAAAAATGGGATCGGCAAGCAGGGGGAGGAGATCCGGGTGGCCTACCCACGATCACGAGAAGAGCAGCGCTCCAGCTTATCCAGAGGCCATGATAAAAATGGAGATCCCCGGACATCCAGCAAAGAGGCTCAGGCTTTCAGCACGGAAAATGAAAGTCCATTCCTGCACTATGAGGCGAACCACAAACAGACCAGCATATTCATCAAGAGGTATTTCGGAAACTGGTCTTACCCTGACATTGCACAGGCCCACGAGATCAGCACGGATGCTGCCCGGAAATTATACCACGCTGCAGCAAAGAGACTCCTGACTGTGATCATCGAGATGGATGCAGTCAGAAAAAAGATGACACCAGAACAACAGAAAAAAGCCGGGGTTGTCAGGCAGATAAAATATCTGAATAAAAACCGGGACAAGGTCAATGCTGCCAGACATGCACATTATGAAAAGAACAAGGACAAGATCAATGCTGCCAGACGTGCCAACCGGGAGAAAAACCGGGAGGAGCTAAACGCAAAAAGACGTGCAGCCTATGCAAAAAAGAAAGCCCTCAAAAAGTAACCCCTCCCCAGAGCAAGCGCTTGCAAATATGATATGGACACCTCCAGTGGCTCTATGATATGAACTCTTCCCAACTGGAAGAGGTGACACGTGACAATCTATCAAGAGTGCCCACGCTGTAAAATCAAACAGTCAAACGTCAATAAAAAGTGCACCTGTGGTGAGGATCTGGACAGGGCCAAACGGTCAAGCCGTGTGCAGTACTGGCTTTATTACAGGGACGCAGCCAGAAAACAGATCAAAGAGTGTGTCTCTGCTGTTGAGGGCCTCAACCCCTATTCAATCGAAGATGCCAAGATAGCCCACTCCCGGAGGGTCCTCCAGAAAAAAGAGGGGCAGATCATAAAAGAATCATCACACCTCACTTTCAACAAACTCACAAAGTGGTATCTGAAACTTGAGACCGTCAAGGGGCTGGCCTCCTATGACATTGTGAAAATCAATCTGGGAAAGTTCAATCAGGCTTTCGGCACCATGCTGGTGAGGGACATCACAGCTGCAGCTCTGCAGAATTATCAGGCCCTGAGAAAGCAAGCCGGGAAAGCCCCCGGCACCATAGACCATGAGATCGGCAAAGCCAAGACCATGATCAACAAAGCCCGTGAGAATGATCTGGTGACTGCCCGTACAAAGAAAGCCTTTGACACGGTCAAGAAGACTCTCGTGGCTGGCAGTGACGTGAGAGACAGGATCTTATCACCTAAAGAGTTTGAGGCTCTGGTCCAGCACTCCAGTGGCTATCTCAAGGGCATGGTGATCATGGGATATTACACAGGCATGAGACGGGGAGAGATCCTGAGATTGACGTGGGGCCATGTTGATCTTGACAGCAGGATGATCAGGCTGGAGGCTGCGGACACCAAAAGCGGAAAGCCCAGAGATATTCCTATCCTTGATGAGCTGCACAATTATCTGGTCTCCATGAAAAAGAAACGAGCTGGAAAGCACAGGCATGTTTTCCTGTATAGGGGAAAACCTATCAAGGGTGATATTCGGGCCAGCCTCCAGAAGGCTTGCCAGAAAGCCGGGATCAGCTACGGGAGATTTGTCAAAGGTGGGTTTATCTTTCACGACCTGAGGCACACTTTCAACACCAACATGCGGAAAGCTGGAGTGCAGGAATCTGTGATCATGGACATCACTGGACACACCACCAGAGAAATGTTTGATCGATACAATACTGTGGACAAAGAAGACAGGCAGAAAGCACTTGAGATGCTCCAGAAATCCTTGAAAAAACCTGCAGATGCTACCCAAAGTGCTACCCTAAAAAATCCACCAAGTCAGGACCCTCCAAAAAGTACCACCTAAGCCCCTGTCAATAGGCCATGTAAGAATCAACCCTCCGGGAGCACCAATAAAAAAAGGGCCTGACAGCTGATGTGCTCTCAAACCCTTGTGAATGCTGGTGCCGAAGGCGGGATTTGAACCCGCACACCCGTAAGGCACTACCCCCTCAAGATAGCGTGTCTACCAAGTTCCACCACTTCGGCACGATCCATGTGTTACTCTGTTTTATCCGGCTCA